TTATTAAATAGTTTGCCTGAAGCAGCCGCTCCCATATTTGATGAGATTGGTGCCTTGTTTACTCTTGCTAACGCCCATAAAGGTGCGCTACCAAAAGCGTCTGATTTTGCCCAACTTGACATATTATTCTCTCCCTTTGTTAAATTGTTAAGGTACTCAATTTGTTGATATATATTGGATATTTATAATGGGGAGTATTAGAAACCTAGTTTTTTAAGTTCTCTAATGGTATTTGATGTTGAGGTATGTAATATTCCTATACCACCTCTATCTGTAAATTGGTCTGTGTTCTTCTTATAATCATCAATTAATATAACAGGCTGACCAACCACTTTAGCATAGTTTTGTTTTTGTACTCTTTTAACGAGATTAATTCTGTTTGTACCTATACCTAAATTGGTTCTTGCCCAATATGACTTGCCTGGTATACAATTTGGATCAAAGCTTTCTTCTACGTAAGCTGATAAGATATGTGGTTTATATTTTGATATGAAATTCCAAAGGTCTTTACCACCTGACATCCAAGGGAGTGTATGCCAGAATCTTGGTGTTGCCTTTATTGGATCCCATTTTTCAGATTTACTACCATATGACCATTGAGTGATAGATTTGCTGATTGCTTTTTCAACTCCTTTAGCGAAGTCACAAAGTACACCGTCCATATCACAATAGATTCGTGGTAATTGATTCATAGTGTTTTCCATACTCTTATACTATCATATCCTAGCAATTTGGCAACAGCTAAAATATAGAACAAAAGGTGAACAAAGACTAGTTTTTATACTCTACTTCAGGTGATGTGTCAACTGGTGTAGCTTTTGAACCTGTATCTGCTTTTGCTTTTGGTTTTTTAATGTCTGGATCGTTTTCTTTAGGACCTGTACCAGGAAGTTGATTCGCTTGATCTGCTGTAGCATCACCAACTGTGTTCATAGCCTCTTTTTTAACTTTTTTATAAGCTTCTTTAAAACTCATTTTAGGTTTTGGATCAACAATATCTTTCTCGCCTTGTTTTACTTTAGCAATTTTCATTTTGTTAATTTCATCACCTTTTTCATCTGCTTCGTTTTTAACTAAATCTTTTTCACCCTTAGCGTCCTTTTGGCTTTGATTCATTTTATTAGTTACATAAGAGTGAGTTTCTTTTTTATCTTTCTTATGTTCACTATCTTTCATTATTGTACCATCAGGCATTTTGTGATGTCCTGGAGGAACATCTTTTTCTTCATTCTTTTGATCTTTTTCAATTGACTTAGCAATATCGTGTGCTTTAGTAATTGTAGATTTTTTTAAAGGTGGTGTATCATTCTTTGCTTTCATAGCAGCGGCCATACCAACTGCATATGGGTTATCTACAGCTTCTTTTTTTTCATCTGAAGATTTACCAATAGTAGAATGTACAAGGTTATCTAATTTTTTGTGAAACGTATCTAATTGTTTATCAGTTACAGTTTCATCTTTTGCTGTGTATTTTGAATCTATTTTATTAAAAAAAGCTTTCTTTTCAGCAGGTGTCATTGAACCTATACCTTTACCAGCTTTTTCTAATTCTTTTTTAAACATATCTTGGTAACCTGATTCTGTAGCGTACTTAGACATTTTAGCAGCTACTTCTTCAATACTACCAACTTTACTTTGTAAGTATTTTGTCATAGTTATTTACTCCCTTTTACTTTAGCCGCTAAATCTTTATCAGCGCCTCCCCAAGTTCCTGAGGATTTTGTTACGAATGAATTTACTCTAGCAAGTGCCCATTGGACTTGTCCAGCACCTGGTCGGTGTCCACCTTTCCAAGCGGCCATACCTCTATCATAAACTTGTTTTAATATAGAATAAGGCATACCTGTTTTATCTGCTTTGTTTTTTACAGCAGATATTGATTCTATATACAATCTTCTTTCTTCTTTCATTTCTTTTTTCTTAGCATCTTTTTCAGCTTTATCTTTAAGAAGTTTATTAGCAATACCAATTGTTAGAGGAACTTCACCTGTTTCAGGATTTGGTTCTGGTTTAATTGCTTTATTTTTTTCGTTTTCTAATTTTTGTTTTAACAGAGCAATCTGATCTTTAAGACCAGCATTTTCTTTTTCTTTAGAAGCTACTTCTTTTTTATCATCTTCTTTTTTGTCTGCTTCTACTTTAGTTTTTGCTACCTCAACATTATCTTGTTCTTCTAGTGACTCAAACTTACCTGTCTTTTTGTAAATTTTATTTCTAGCAAGTGTAGATATAAAAGGTATATCTGCTTTCATTAATTGTCTTAAAGTAACCACATCATAAGATTGGCCGTCTAAATGTTTTGACATTTTAGTTGCCATTTCAGGTGATATTGTTTTACCTTTTAATGGAGCGTAAGCTTTTTGTAAATCTTTTATAATACTATCAGCAACTTTTTCATCTAAAACTTCTTCACCCAAAATAGATTTAACAGTAGAAACTGGTAATTTTAAATGTTTTGCTATATCAACAGCTGATTTACCGTCTTGTTGCATTTGATAAATGTCTTTCATACGGCCTTCATCTAATTCAACTTCTTCGTTGTATTTTAATAACTCTTTATATACTACAGGATTTTTAGATAAACCTTTTTCTAGTTTTTCTATTTCATCTACAGCTTTAGTCATATTATCTTTAAACTTTTTAGCAAGGTCTTTTGCTTTTGAAACTAATGTCCAGCCATATGTGTTTTCTTGTAATTCTTCTTGTACTTCTTCAGGTTTATACATCATATAATCTGAAACTGAATTAATATAATCTTTTGCTTTTGTAATTTTAGATTGTACCCAAGCTTCTAATGGATTACCGTCATCTGATTTACCTTGTAAAGCTGCTGATAATTGAGTAGCTTTATCAGCGATGGCTTCTAATTCACCTCTCGCCATTGAAATTTCGTGGTCTTTTTCGTCTTGTTCTTTAATGCCTCTAACTTTACTTAAAAGTTCTGACATTGTGTTTCTATATCTACTCATTTTTTCTCCTATAATGCTGAATAAACAGCATCCCAATTTGTAATTTTTTTCTTTAAATCATTGACCATCATCTTTTCTAATCTTTGTCTTAGTGTGATAGCGTCATTACCAATCACAGAACCATAAGTATCGTGTATCATTTCTAAAGATTTATAAGCGTCTGCTAATTTTCTATCTTTTAAAATTTTATCAGCAATATATCTTCTTGCTTCAAAGTGATCGTTTCTAGCAGTCTTAGCTCTGATATATTGTAAATCTGTTTTACTAGCTTCCGCTTCTTGTAAATTTTGTCTAAACTCTTTTAATGTTTTACTCATATTCCTTTATCTCTAGTTTTAGTTCACTATTACCCTTATGTAATCTGTGAAACTGTTCCTTTTTAATATAATAATTTTGGCCTATTTCTAATTCTGTAGGCAACTCATTATCATATTGTAGTTTCCATCCTGTTCCATAAATAACTTTGACAACACGGTCTTTTTTATCCTTGTGCCATATCAATTGTTTGTCTTTAATATTTTCTTTAAAGACTCTAGTAAATACATTATCGTAAATACTTTTTTCAAAATCTTCAAACGGTTTGTAATAATCTAATAAGTCTTTCATTACCAATAGAAGTTTCCACCGCCTGACATACCTAAAGACTTAGCATAACGAGGTAAGTTACAAGCCCAATATGCCGCTTTAGTTTTGTCTTTCTGCTGGTCACATCTGTGTCTAGCAGCAAAGCTTTTTCTTGCTTCTGGATTTTTAAGTTTAACACTTAATCCAGTTGTGTCGCCCCAAGTAACTTTCTTAATCTTGTCACCGTCTTTGACGAACACATAAAACTTTTTAGGTCCACCTCTTTTTGGTTTATTAAGTGGTGGATTCTTTTCTTCTTCTTCAATTGGCATATCTAGTGGTACTTTTTGATCTTCGTAAATACCAAACTCACCAATATCAGATTCTAATAATTGTTTATCCCAATCTGTTATTTCAGAAAGTAGGCCTTCTTTATATAACTCTCTAGCCTCTCTAAACAATCTATAAAATTCTTCACTATGGATTCTGTAGATGTTTTCAGCAAACGGTATATTGTTCTCTACGTGATACATTACCGATTTACTAATTTTATCTTTATAATCACTAAACTTTAACATTATATCTTCTCCATCATTCTTTTTACTACTTCATCCAACTTAGAACGCCATTCTTCAGCATATCTTTTCTTATATTTATCTATTGTTTCATCTGACAATGACCATTTTTCAACATCTTCTTTAGTGACTTCACTTGTTTCCTTATTAGTAATAACTTGTTTTAAGTTCTTTTTAGGGTCACTTGGTTTGTATGAACCGCCTTGGAATTTAGCGTCATAACCAGGTTGACCTGGTGTAATTTTATTTGTATATTCAGCATAATCGTGGCCTATATCATAAGATTCTGGTACACAATTTGGCACTTCTTTACCATTTTTCATTTTCATTCCTACTTGTTTATAACCTGTCCAACAAGCGTCCTGTAAATCTTTTTTAAATTCATCAAACATCTTCTTATACTTTTGAGTGTGTGCTGATGGTTTAGTTTTTGCTTTTTCATCTCCAGGAGCTGCCTTATAAGGTCCTTTTGTTGTGTCTTGTGATTTGAAGTGAGCAGCTCTTTTAGATTTTACATCTTTAGATAATTGTTTATAGTATTTTTTAGGTTGAGTGCCTTCTTTGTCTTTGACATCTCTATCTTGTGGTAAACTATCTGTGTGGCCATATTCTTTCTTTTCTGATACAGCCTTAAATCCGTAATCTACGTCTAAATTAAATTCTCTCACTTCCACCTCTCTATCTGCTGGGATAGGAATACAATCCCATATCCAAGCTTTGTGTAAGTTATTGTTGTCGTCTTCTAAAACAACATAATTTGTTCCTCTTCTTTTTACAATACCTTTAATATCTTCTTTTACATAATCAACTTTTTCACCTATATTAAAGATCATTTCTCTAATGTATAAATCTCTTATTTGTTTTTGTTCAAACTCTTGTAAGCTAGCTATTGGTTTAGCACCTGATACGTGAATTAATCCACCATAAGAAGCTGCTAAGTTCATACCTTTTCTTACCATTTTCATTAACTGTGGTACTTTTCTGTAACCTGATGGCACACCCATTGAAAAAGATTTTTCATCTCCTTTTTCAGCAGCTGATCTCATCTTACTTGCTGACATACCCGTAGCGCCTTCAGCGTCTGGATCTCTTTCGCCAGCAGAAACAACTTTGATACTATCAAAGTCATAAAAGCCGTGTCTATTTTTTTGACCATTATATTTGTTTAATATGTTTTCAAATTCTCTTACTCTATCACTACCAGCTACCATTGTAATATCAGTATAACCTTTATTATACAAATCTGTTGCTAAATCTAAAACCATATTTGTAGGATTTAACTCTATGTTTCTAGCGTGTTGAGGGAACATATCTTTCATTACATTAAGTTTATCACTAGGACTTAATGGATTCTTTTTACTATCTTGTGATCTACTTAAAAAGATTTTATAATCATTTGTTGGTAATGATTTGACCTTTTTAATTAGTTTTTCGTGGCCAATAGTAGGTGGATTAAATCTACCAAAAGTAAATGCTACTGACTTGGCTTCTGGTAAAAATTCTTCGTGTACCATACTTTGTAATTTTTTAGGATTAATG